GTGATAAGCCAGCTAACGATCTTAATGGATGTTTTGCTGATGAGAGAGGATGGGTACTTAAGCGTGCTGATGGCACCGAAGAAGTCCTTGTTACAATCGGTGGACTTGCTGGTGCAGGATCTACAACCGTTGGACTTGGGGAAGCGACAATCGTTCGTGCATACTTTGGTGCAACTGGTTACTCTACATCTTCTACTGGAACAGTTTATGTTCAGTGGAACGAGAAAGTAGATGTTAAGAATCTTGCTGCAAGACTTAATGTAACCGCTTCTATTGCTGGTACATTAGTTGCTTATGCAACAACTACAACTGCAAATAATGTTGTTGGATTTGCATTCACAACTCCTGCAGCTGCACAAACCCTAACACTTCCAGGTCAAACAATCGTTGGTGTTATCACCGATACTTCAACATCTGTTGCTTCCGACAAGATCTTTGTTTCTACTGAAGTAACTGGTGCTGGTGGAAGTGGAATCGTAACGACATCTGCAGTTTCCTGATGATTTAATTAGATTATGAGATTTGATGAATTGAACGAAGATAATTATATAATGTTTGCAATAAAACATTACGAGAATCCTCATGCGGTTACGCAAGAGGATTTTTATGAAGATCTTAGAAGGTTTAAGTGGATAAAACGACTTTTGAAAAAGTATAAAAATACTGGATCTCTTAAGTCTCATTTATTGATAAATCATTTTATTATTCTTTATAATGTTTTTGGAGAAGCTGCAACTCCAATGCTTTTTTATAACATTGATCGTGATTTGTGGCCGGTAGTTAAAACATTTGTGGTTTATTTGGGCAAACTTCCCGAATACCCAAAATCTGCTTTACATGATATACCCATGGATAATAGTTGTTTACAAAATTTAAGTAAACTATGAAAGAAAATATCCTCCAAAACGCAATCAATATTATTCGTAACCTTATGGAAGAAGGTATGGTCGTTGGTACTGGTGGATTTACTGGTTCTGCAGATCCTAAAGGTCCAGTCGCTGGTTTTGATCCTGTTATGAAACTTGATGGTAGAAGTAAATTGATGAGGAGATTGCCTCCACAATATAGAAAATCATTAACATCTAAGAAGAAAGGAAAGTAAAATGGCCTTCGGTCTTCAAAAATTAGCGGTTCTTGAAAGTAAACTGGGAATTTATGAAGATCTCTCTAAAGAGATGTTAGATAAACTTGAGAGAGCAGTAGATAAGATATCTGAAGGAAATAATAGAATTGCTCAAGTTCTTGCAAAACATGAAGAAAAACTAGATCAATCTGAGCGTGCAGATGAACTTCTTCTTCATATGATGGAAGAAATGAAGGACTCAAATTCTAGAGAACATCAAGCAGTTATAAGAAGAATTGAAACCGTAGAAGGTAGAGTAAATGATCTTGCAACTTTTAGATGGATAACTGTTGGTATCGCTACAACTGCCGCAGTCATCATCAGTTCCGCAGGATTCTTCGGAAACCTCTTGACAACAGGGAATAGTGGTAGTACACTAGGGGGAGCTAATACAACCCTTTCTAAATGAGCCTCATTGATTCTAAGTATATTGGACTGGTTTCAGTAAGACTTCAAAAGTTTGCAAAAAAGAAAGAGGGTCTCTATAACTTCCGTTGTCCGTATTGTGGAGATTCTACAAGACACAAAAACAAGGCTAGGGGATACTTGTATCGTCTGAAGAACGATCATAATTTTAAATGTCACAATTGTGGCGTCTCCAGAACCTTTACAAACTTCCTTAAGGATCTTGACCCCGCATTGCACGATCAGTATGTCTTTGAGAGGTATAAATCGGGTACTACGGGTCGGGGATCCAATACCCCCGAACCCGTAGAGTTTAAATTTGAGAAGCCAGATTTCTCAAAAAAGGATTTTGATCTGCCAAAAATTTCAGAACTAAATACAACACACCCAGCCAAAAAATTTTTAGACAACCGAAGAATTCCCGTTAAGTATCTGGGCGAACTTTACTTCGCCGAAAAGTTCAAAGAATGGACTAATACTCAGAAATATACTTTTGATAATCTAGAGAATGACGAACCAAGGATCATTATTCCCTTAAAAAATAAAGGAAAAATATTTGGGTTTCAGGGGAGATCGCTCAATCCAAAATCAAAACTTAAGTACATTACAATCATTTTGGATGACCACCACCCCAAGATCTATGGTTTGGACAAGGTTGACTGGAATAAAACAGTTTATATTGTAGAAGGCCCTTTTGATAGTATGTTTATTGAAAACTCTATCGCAATGGTTGGTGCAGATATAGACAAAATGTTTTTCATTACAAACTTTGAAACAGAATTTGTGATGGTTTATGATAATGAAAAACGCAACAAACAAATTGTTGATAGAATGGAAAAGGCGATAGATTGGAAATTTCCAATAGTCATTTGGCCTGACACAATACAACAAAAAGACATCAATGATATGATTTTATCTGGACTTAATGTTCAATCTGTGATAGAATCCAATGTCTATAGTGGATTACAAGCTAAAACAAAACTTACTAGTTGGAAGAAGACATGAGTAACGGGACTAAAGTTGTAAAAAGAAACGGAAATACTGAGAACCTGAACCTAGACAAAATTCATAAGATGGTTGAAGAAGCATGTAGCGGTCTCGCTGGTGTTTCTGCATCTCAAGTGGAAATGCAATCAGGGATCCAATTTTATGATGGTATTACCACTGCAGAGATTCAGGAGATTCTGATTCGTTCTGCATCCGATCTTATTGATCTTGAGGCCCCCAACTACCAATTTGTTGCCGCTAGACTTCTTTTGTTTGGACTTTACAAACAAGTCTTCGGACCATCTTGGAATCAGGGATTCCCTCATATTTTGAATCATCTTGTAGAAGGATCTTCAAGAGGAATTTATGATAAGACACTTCCTTCCCGATATTCTGAAGAAGAATGGGACAAGATTAATAGTTGGATTGATCATGATCGTGACTTCCTATTCACTTATGCAGGTCTACGCCAGGTCGTTGACAAGTATCTTGTGCAGGATAGGAGTAGTGGAGAGTTGTACGAAACTCCACAGTATATGTACATGTTGATTTCTGCAACAATTTTTGCAGAATATCCAAAAGAGACTAGACTGGACTATGTTCGTAGGTACTACAATGCAATCTCCAAACACAGGATCAACATTCCTACGCCAATCATGGCAGGTGTTAGAACCGCACTTCGCCAATTTGCAAGTTGCGTTCTTGTTGATGTTGATGACACCCTTGATAGCATCTTCAGCTCTGATATGGCAATTGGTCGCTATGTTGCTCAAAGAGCAGGAATTGGTATCAACGCAGGTCGAATCAGGGGCATCAACTCTAAAATCAGAGGTGGAGAAGTTCAACACACAGGTGTTGTCCCTTTCCTCAAAAAGTTTGAGGCAACTGTCCGATGCTGCACTCAAAATGGCATCAGAGGTGGATCAGCAACTGTCCACTTCCCAATCTGGCACAAAGAAATAGAAGATATTATCGTACTAAAAAACAATAAAGGAACTGAAGATAATCGTGTTCGTAAACTAGACTATTCAATTCAATTCTCTAAACTTTTCTATGAAAGATTCATTAATGATGAGGAAATGTCCCTCTTCTCACCTCATGATGTTCCGGCAGTTTCTGATGCTTTCGGGCTTCCTGAGTTTGATGATCTCTATGTGGCTGCAGAACGAAATCAGTCTATTCCAAGAAAAACTGTCCGTGCTCAAGAACTTATTCTAGATGTACTAAAAGAACGAGCTGAAACTGGTCGTATTTACATTATGAATATCGATCATTGTAATTCTCACAGTTCTTTTATTGATAAAGTCTGGATGAGTAATCTCTGCCAGGAAATAACTCTTCCTACAGAACCTCTTCAACATATTGATGATGTTGCTGGAGAGATTGCACTCTGTATTCTTTCTGCGATTAATGTTGGGAAGATTCGTGATTTGAATGATCTTGAAGAACTCTGTGATCTTGCAGTTCGTGGTCTTGAAGAATTGATTGATTATCAGGACTATCCTGTTCGAGCTGCAGAACTTGCAACCAAATCTCGTCGTTCACTTGGAGTTGGTTACATAGGTCTTGCACATTACTTTGCAAAACATGGAGTGAAGTATGATTCTCAAGAAGCTTGGGACATGACCCATGAGTTGACTGAATCTTTCCAATACTATCTACTTAAGTCATCTAATCAACTCGCAAAAGAGAAGAGTGCATGTACTGATTTTAATCGTACTAAGTATTTTGAAGGACTTTTACCAATCGATACATACAAGAAAGATGTAGACGAAATTTCTTCCATTCCTTACAAACATGATTGGGAAGCACTTAGAGCATCTATCCTGGAACACGGTCTCAGGCACTCAACACTGTCCGCACAGATGCCATCGGAGAGCAGTTCCGTTGTGTCAAATGCAACCAATGGAATCGAACCACCTCGCGGATACTTGTCCATTAAAAAGTCAAAGAAAGGTCCCCTCAAACAAATTGTCCCCCAATATGGAACACTCAAAAACAATTATACTCTTCTATGGGACATGCCTGATAACACTGGTTATATTAACATCGTTGCCGTCATGCAAAAGTTTTTTGACCAAGCCATCAGTGGAAACTGGTCCTACAACCCCGAAAACTATCCCGATAACGAAGTTCCAGTCTCAGTAATGGCTCAAGATCTTCTCCGAACTTATAAGTTTGGATGGAAGACGAGTTACTATCAGAATACCCATGACCAAAAATCTGATGAAGTAAAGGAGGACACTACCAAACAACAGTTGGAAAAACTACTTGAAGAAATGATGAATTCTAGTGAGGAAGATTGTGAAAGTTGCAAAATCTAGTAAAGAACAGGAGTTACAAATGGTACAAGGAATGACTGTATTCAACACAAGTACAGATGTTGATACCCGCAAACAACCAATGTTTTTTGGACAACCATTAGGTTTGCAACGATATGATCACTACAAGTATCCAGTATTTGATAAACTGACCCAACAACAACTCGGATATTTCTGGAGACCTGAAGAAGTCTCCCTTCAGAAGGATCGTGGTGACTATCAATCTCTTCGTCCAGAACAAAAACACATCTTCACTTCTAATTTGAAGTATCAGATTATGCTTGATAGTGTTCAAGGTCGTGGTCCTGGTATGGCATTTATTCCTTATTGTTCTCTTCCCGAACTTGAAGCCTGTATGGAAGTATGGGGATTTATGGAGATGATTCATAGTCGTTCATATACATACATTATTAAAAATGTTTATTCAGATCCTGCAGAAGTATTTGACACGATTCTAGATGATGAAAAGATCATGAGTCGTGCTACCAATGTAACTGGTGCTTATGATGATTTTATCAACTCTGCACAACATTATGGCACTTCTAATGATTGGTTGTTTGCACAAGAGGGTGCAGGATATTCCAGAGAAGGGAGAATTGAACTTAAGAGGAAACTTTACAGGGCTATTGCAAATGTCAACATTCTTGAAGGTATCAGGTTTTATGTCTCGTTCGCTTGCAGCTTTGCGTTCGGAGAACTTAAACTTATGGAGGGATCCGCTAAAATTATCTCTCTCATCGCAAGAGACGAAAATCAGCACCTTGTCATTACTCAGAACATCCTCAATAAGTGGCGCGAAGGAGATGATCCAGAGATGCAACAAATTTCTAAGGAAGAAGAGGGGTGGGTAACTTCTGCATTTGAAAATTGTGTCAATGAAGAAAAGTCTTGGGCAAAGTATTTGTTTAAAGATGGTTCTATGATTGGTTTGAATGATAAACTTCTCAACAACTATGTTGAGTGGATTGCAAATCGTCGTATGAAAGCGATTGGACTCAAACCACTTTATGATATTCCTGCAAAGAATAATCCACTTCCTTGGACTGAGCATTGGATTTCCTCTAAGGGTCTTCAAGTGGCACCACAGGAAACAGAAGTAGAATCTTATGTTGTTGGTGGTATCAAACAAGATGTGAAGAAAGATACTTTTGCCGGGTTTAAATTGTGATAGGATTTTTCAGTTATAAATAAAAATATCAAACAATATTAAGGGATAACATGGCCAAGCTTGGTATTTTCACTGGGACTACGCCAAATGATGGAACAGGTGATTCGCTTTTATCTGGTGCCGTAAAGATTAACAGTAACTTTACAGAACTTTATACCACCTTTGGTGATGGAACTAATTTGTCTAATGGTGGTCTCAATATTACTGGAGTTATAACTGCAACAAGTTCTGTAAGAGTTGCTTCTGCAGTAACAATTACTTCTGGTGGTATTAATGCTACTACCGGATTTGTTACAGCAACTGAATATGATATTGCGGGAACATCCATTACATTAAACTCTGGTGGATTAAACCACACTGGTGTCGTAACAGCAGCATCAATTATTGCAACAACTCTTAATTTGACTGGAGTTACAACTTCAGTTTCACTTAATGCAACAAATTTCCGTGCAACTGGAGTTACTACTTTGGCTACTGGTGGAACTAATCCAGTAGTTTTAATTGGTAATACTGTTGCTTATGGATCTACAACTGGAATGACTCTCCAAGTAGGTACTGCGTCCAGTTTACAAAATGCTTATGTTTCTGGTAATGTTGGTGTGGGATCTACTATTCCAACTCAACCCCTTGATGTAATTGGTGATGCAAGAATTACAGGCACATTGAGAAATGCTAGTATGGTAGCATACTCAGTTGCTTTTGGTATGTAAACTATTATCTTTAATAAATAACTGTAAACAAGAATCTGTAAGTTCCCATGGCAAAAAAACTTAGATATAACTACACATTCACTCCGGGTGTTTCTGGTAGCGGAACTGTTGTACTGGATGGATATGTTGAAAGAAGAAGACTTCTTCTTATCACCAATATTACTGCAAGTAACACAGTCATTTACAACTTTTCTGATTCCAATGCAAGACTAAGCAATTGGTCGTATAGCTCTACTACAGATAAGAGTACATTCACTCTGTTCTTTAATACATCATCAATGAGTGCTACTGACTCACTGATGATTTTCACTGAAACTGATGAAGTTGAACTCACCGGAAGCGAAACTCTAACGGATCCAACCAATAAACTCCGTGTTACAACTCCACAGTCTCTGATTGATACTGACTTTGAATACGGCCAACAAACAACTAAATGGGAACAAGTATCACTAATTGGAAATAGACCAGGCAACTTTACATTCCCTCAGTATGTTAATGGTGTAATTGGTGCAGGTAGAACTCTTATATCGGTTACACAACCTTCAGGATCAAAACAAGTATCAGCTACAGTTTTACCTATTACCGCAACTCCAGCAGTTGGTGAACAGATTCAAATTACTGACAGTTACTTGACTGCTTCAAACGGAACATTCTATGTTGAAGCTTCAAACAGTGTTGTTGGAATCTTTACCTTCACCTCAAAAGCACAAAATAACCTCACTGGTCTTACAAGTATTTCTGATCCTAACAGAACTGGACTTTTAACTGGTGGTTATTTCAGTTATTCAAACATTGGATTTTCAACTGGACTAACTCTACCTCCTGGTTCTACTAGTGGTATTGCAGTTACTGTTGGATTTGGTACAACATCTCCACATGGTTTGTATCTTGGTAATCCAATCACAGTCGTTGGTTCTGCTAGCACTAATTTAAATGGTAGTTTTGTAGTTGCTTCTGTACAAAACCCATTTACCTTTACATATTATGTAAACAAAGATAACTATCCATTGGGTGTTACTACTGCTACTATTGGTGCGGTTCGTGTAAGACCACAATCAAACTATCTGCACAGACCATTTGATGGTGGTGTTCTTTTCTCAACTAACGCTACATCCAGTTACGAACAGGCAGTTCGTCAAACCAGAAGATACTTCCGTTATCAGTCTGGTAAAGGTATTCAGATGAGTACGGGTACGATCATGAACCCTGCTCTTCAGATTGAAAGCATGACAGCTACTGGAACCACTATTGGTTCTACAATTAATATTCAAACAAAAGAACAACACAACTTACAGGGCATCATTCCTGGAACTCGCGTTAATATTACTGGTGCAACAACTTCTGGCTATAACGGAACTTATACAATTTCAGCTGTAACTGGTTATAATAGATTCCAAGTTATCGCAACTTCCGTTCTTGGATCTACAACTGCTGCTGGTAACTACTATATTTCTCTTGCAACTTGGGTCGGTGCTATCAACAGACTTGGAATCTTTGATTTCCAGAATGGTATGTTCTGGGAGTATAATGGATCTGAACTTGCTGCTGTTCGTAGAAACTCCACCTTCCAACTTTCTGGTAGATTCTCTGTAACTAATGGTGGTTATCGTGTATATGCAACAGATGCTAACTTCCCTGCAAACATTCCAAACCAGCTAACTCCAGGTGATTTCGTATCAATTCGTGGTGCTGCATATCGTGTTGTTGATGTATTTGCAAACTCTTCTGGTACTGCTAATGGATTCAGTATTTCTCCACAGTACAGAGGACCAACTGCATCTTATCTAACAATCAGTAAGATTATCAATACTAGAACTACTCAAGCTGACTTTAACATTGATAAGTTAGATGGTACTGGTCCTTCTGGTTACAACCTTGATGTAACCAAGATGCAGATGTTCTACATCGACTATACTTGGTACGGTGCTGGATTCGTTCGTTGGGGTGTAAGAGGTCCAAGAGGTAATGTAATTTATTGCCATAAGGTACAGAACAATAATGTAAACACAGAAGCTTACATGCGTTCTGGTAACTTACCAGCTCGTTATGAATCTTCTTGTTTCCCACCACTTACTACAACAACTAATGTTGGTACAGGAACTGCAGGCGGTATTGCTAGTGGTGATACTTATATCGGTATTGGTTCCACTGCATTATTCCCAACTGGTGGTGGCACAATTCGTGTTGCGAATGCTACCACAATTGAACACATGAATTATACTGGTATTGCTGCTACTGGTGCTTTAATCGGTCTTGTAAGAGCACAAGCTGGTATCGTTACTGGCCTCATTTCTACTTGTACTGCTGGTTCTGCTGCAGTTTCTGTTGCAGCTACAGCTAACTTACAAGTTGGTCAGAGAATTATTCACCCAGCATTCCCAGAAACAACATATGTTGCATCTATCAGTGGTTCTGGTGTTGCTGGTATTATTACCGCAAGTAATTCTGCAACATCTACAATCACTGGTTTGGGTGTAACCTTTGCTCCAATGGGTGTTACTGCAGCACAAGGATTCGCATATGATGTTAATAACCCAACAACGGTTGAACTTGCTTGGCCAACATATGCGCCTGGTATTTCACACTGGGGTTCATCGGTAATTATGGATGGTAGATTTGACGATGATAAATCGCTCATCTTCACCTATGGTACTCAGACTGCTGTATCACTAACCAACGGTCAGTCCAAAGCACTATTCTCAATTCGTGTTGCACCATCTGTTGATACTGGTACTGCTTCTGGATTTGGTCAAAGAGAAGTTATTAATAGAATGCAGTTAACTCTTCGTGCTCTTGATATTTCTACTGTTGGTATCCAGACTGCAAACCTACTCATTCGTGGTTATCTAAACGCAACTCCTTCATCATCAACTAACTGGACAAACGCAGTTGGTAACTTAGATACACCAAACTCCTCACTTGCACAGATTGCTGACTATACCGCTGGTACAACAACTCTCACAGGTGGTGAAGTTATCGCTGGTTACTGGGTAGCTGGTACTGGTTCGATTGATCTTTCTGGTGTACGCGACTTGGGTAACAGTATTCAAGGTGGTGGTGGTGCAACCTCCAACACTCAGATCTACCCAGACGGTCCCGATACACTCACGATCTATGCAACCAACCTAACTCCTGCAACGGTTTCGAGCGTTTCTATCTACGCAAGACTATCCTGGACTGAGGCACAAGCATAATTCATAATTATTCTATTGAATTTTTACAGGACCCCTGCAAAGGGGTCTTTTTTTATGGATAAATAAAAATAACAACTGAATTGAAATAAGTCTTATGGCTACTGCTGTTAATTTGCCTAAAGTAGTTTCTGAAGAACTACCTGCGAATCCTTTTTCTTTTGAAGTTCTTGCACTCGCTGCAAAACAAAAATCAAATGCAAAAAAGGCAGAAATTCTCCAAAAGTATTCCGACCCTTCATTGAAAACTATTCTAATTTGGAACTTTGATGAGACGATTGTATCCATGCTTCCAGAAGGGCTGGTTCCTTATGCAAGTGTAGGTCAACAGAATGTTCGTTCTGGAAATCTGAGTGACAATATTGAAAGATCTGTTCAGATGATGGATGAACTTGGATCCAATTCGATTGGTTCTCAAGACCAAGGTAGAACTTCTATTCGTAAAGAGTATACTTACTTTTATAACTTTGTAAAAGGTGGTAATGATCGTCTTTCTAGTATGAAGAGAGAGACAATGTTTATTAGTATTCTTGAGGGACTTCATCCTCTTGAAGCCGAGATTCTTATGCTTGTCAAAGATAAAAAATTACAAACAAAATATAATATTTCAAAACAAAATGTTTCAGATGCTTATCCTGATATCCAGTGGGGCGGGAGATCCTAAACCTAAATAGTTATTAAGAAATAGTATCTAATCATAAAATGGCCAAACTTGGTATTTTTACTGGAACTTATGCGAATGATGGAACAGGAGATACCCTGTTAGATGCTGTTGTAAAGATTAATAATAATTTTACGGAACTCTATACTACATTTGGTGATGGAACAAATTTAATTGGTGGAAATAGTGGAATAGCTGATTATGCAACGATTGCTGGATACTCTACCTCCTCTGGAGTTTCTACTTCAGCTACTATTGCAGGTTATGCAACTACTTCTGGAATTGCTACACTAGCTCAAGGACTCACTGGAACACCCAATATTGTTGTTGGCGTTTCCACACTTGGCGTTGTATCTGCAACCAGCTTAAATGTCACTGGAATTATAACTGCAAACAGTTTTAGACCAAGCAGTGGTTATTATCAATCACCAAATGGCACAAATGCATTTTATGTTTATGATACAAGTGGAGATGTTTCTTTCCAAGGAAAGATAGTAACCAATTACATTAGAAGTAATACCAATTTAAATCCAACGATTACAGTTTCTGATCTTGATCTTCAATTTGCAAGAAACCTTACTGTTTCTGGAATTACTACATCTACTGGTGGATTTGTAGGAAACCTTACAGGAACTGCAACTAATTCAGGATATGCAACTATTGCTGGATACTCTACTTCCTCTGGAGTTTCTACTTCAGCTAATTATGCAACTATTGCTGGATACTCTACTTCCTCTGGAGTTTCTACTTCAGCTAATTATGCAACTATTGCTGGATATTCAACAAGTTCAGGCATATCAACATCAGTCATAGGTGGAATTAGTTCAGTTACCCAATTAAGTGTTTCTGGTGTTTCTACTTTTGCAGGAATAACCACCGTAACTGGTCAAACTTTATTTTCTAAACAATTTTGGGCTTCTGGTATATCTAGTTTTTCTAGTAGTGTATATTTTGCAAATAATGCAACTTTATACATTGGTAATGGATTAAATTTTGTTAATGATGGAACTACAAGCACCATTACAGAAAATGGTCCAGGTAATTTAATCATTAATTCAAATGGGGGTTCGATTAGAATAAGACTGAATAATACTGATTCTATTGTTGCAAATGAGGGATCATCAGCAGACCTCTATCATAATGGATCTAAAAAGCTTAATACAACTAGTACTGGAATAACGGTTACTGATGATATAACAGTTGGTGGAGCAACTTCAACTACAAATCTTTATGTAACTGGTGTTACGACAATTACAGGAAACTTGAATGCTGCTGGAAATTCTTATGTAAAACTTGCAAGAACAACAAACCAGACCATAACTAATGGTGCTGATGCTTTAATTGGATTTTCTGTAGTTAGTGATCCAAATAGTTGGTATAGTGGAATTACGACTCGCACCACTCCAACTGTTGCAGGAACTTATCATGTTGATTTAATGATAAATTGGCAAGCAGGATCTATTACAAATAATCAAACAAATATTCAAATCAGAAAGAATGGAAATACATTTGCATTAAGTCAGTCTGGAATACACACTTTTGCTTATACCATGAATGCTTGTGGAATTGTTACAATGAACGGAACAACAGATTATATTGATTGTACTGTTTATACATCAAATCCAACGAGTCAAGTTGTTAATGGAACTGCTGATGGTGCCTGGACGAAAATGGAGATATTTAAAATTAATTAATTAACTAAATCCTAAATAGCAAGGTGTCGCAAAAAATAGTACTATGACCCTAGATCTTCATAACTTTTTTAAGTTTTATGATGAGAAGAACGCAAATCATGTAGCTGCTGTTCAGTGGTTGGAAGACAAACTTCCAGAAAAATTCCTAGATGATGCAGAGACTGACTGGATTGGTATTTACAGAACAAAGCCACCTACTCCAGCAGTTCTTGATGTTCCATATTTCAATCAAGTAGACAACTACAGAGATGCACATAGAACTTGCAACAGTTCGTCATGTGCTATGTGCCTTGCTTTCCTCAAGCCAGGAAGCATTAAAGGTGATGATGAATATGTCAAGAAAGTATTTGAGATTGGTGATACGACTGACCATGCGGTACAGACAAAAGTTCTGGCAGCTTATGGAGTTAAGTCACACTTTAGTTACAATCTTTCTTTTAATGACATTGATAAGAGTCTTGATGCTGGGAAACCTGTCGTTATTGGTATCCTTCACCGTGGTCCTCTATCTGCACCTACTGGTGGGCACATGTGTGTTGTAATTGGTAAGACTCCAGATGGTAAAGGTTATTTTGTAAATGATCCATATGGTTCATGCAATGATAACTATACTGGTCCAGTAACAAATGGTAAGAAGACCATTTATACAAAAGCAATGCTTAAGCATCGTTGGTGCCCAGGTGGCAACGATGGTTGGGGTAGAATTTTCGACTGATAGGAGACACTACAATGGCAAGAATCGATCTACACAACTTCTTTCAATTCTATGATGAAAGAAATCCTAACCATGTGAAAGCAGTACAATGGTTAGAAGATAATCTCCCCGTTGAATATCTTGGTGATAATGTAGAATGGGCAGAGATTTATCGCGGAAAAAAGACTAGTGCTGCACCAGCCCCTGCCGCTGCTGCAGCTCCAGTAACTGATGGTGATGATGTCCCAATGATGGGTATTAAATTGATCAAAGAGTTTGAAGGATGTCATTTAAAGGCTTATCCAGATCCTCTCACTGGCAATCTTCCCATCACAATCGGCTGGGGTTCCACTCGCAAGAAGGATGGTTCTCCATTCAAAATGGGTGACACAATCACACAAGCAGAAGCTGATGAGTTACTGATTACTCAGTGCAAGAATCAGTTTCTTCCTTCATTACGCAAAATCCCACATTGGAGTGAAATGTCAGATGGAAAAAGAGGAGCTTTGCTCAGCTTTGCTTATAATCTTGGTGCCGGTTTTTACGGCGGTGATAACTTTAATACTATTACTAAACGCCTGAAGAATAAAGAGTGGGACCTAGTTCCCGATGCTCTTTATCTCTATCGAAATCCTGGTTCTAATGTAGAAGCAGGCCTTGCTCGTAGAAGAAAGGCGGAGGGTGAAGCCTGGAAGAAAGGATAAATAGTAACAATCATTACTGATTCTTGATCTTAACTGGTCTGAATCTACATACTCCGAGTCCTCTGAGACTTGGTGAATACTTTACTTTTTAAACAAACTTCGGTCTGTTTTGTTTAGTACACACTGAGTCATAGAGGACTTTTTATGTCTTACGCTAAAAAGGCGCTTGCTGTAGCGTCTGCTCTTTTAATGGGAGCACCAACAGCATTTGCAGATACGATCTCTGGAACAGATTTTGAAGGAGGTTCATTATCTGGTTGGAATATTGGATCTCAAACAGGAACACTTACTAATGGGACTATTACAGGTAATGGAACAGGTGTTACCTTAGTCACTGGTAATCAAACTTTTAGTGCTGGTTCTTTCCCCGCAGTTGGAAGTCCAACTAAACAAGATGGTTCTCCTAATCCATATTATGCACCCGCAGTAACTCCAACAACTTGGACATTTGCTCCATATGGTTCTTATGGTGCTGCATTACAACCAACAGGAAATATAACTTTTAATGCAGCAATATCTGCACTTGGACTTACACAAACAGAAAATCAAGCAATTAAAACTAAACTTGTTCAGGATCAACAAGCATCTGGGCTAGGAAATCCCAATCCAACTAATGCTGCATGGTTAACTCAAAGTGTAAATCTTGATGCTGGAAAAGTTTATACAATGTCATGGAACTATATTGGAACTGATTATGTTCCATTCAACGATGGTTCTATTACATCTCTTGTTTATCAGGGAACTGGTTCTACACCTGTTGTAACTGTCAATAACTATGTTCAGAACTATGCTCTACTTGGATTTACTAACCCAGGAACTGGTGACTATTCAACAGGATCTTTTGGTTCAACTGGATGGCAAAATTCGACATATCAGGTTGATGTAACTGGTACTTACTTATTAGGTTTTGCAGTATTTAATCTTGGGGATACTGCACTATCACCAGTTCTTTTAGTTGATAGTCAACCAGGAACTACTCTCAAAAACGGACAAACATTTGGCGCAGTTGCTCCAAACAATCCAAATGCTCCTACAACTCCAACAACCCCCCCAACACCATCTACCCCAACGGTAACTGGAACATCAACATCCAATCAAGTTACAACATCTACATCAATTTCAAATGTTGTAGTAACATCTCAAGTTACTTATAATGTAAGTAATCTTGATGGTAATGGATATGGTACAGTTCAGAATTATACTGATACCGTAGAAACTACCACACCAGTTACGACAACTACAACTACTACCACACCAGTTACAACCACCACATATTCCGATGGTTCTACAACCACATCAAATGGAACTCCAGTTGTAACTACATCAACATCTAACGGAACATCAAGTTCACAAGTAACTGGAACAGTTCTGAACTATACATCAACAATTGCTCCTTCCGTTTCTTCTGCAATTGCTGCATCACAAACACTTCCAGCAGTTACCACTAAAGCATATAATTTTGAAGCAAGTGAATCTGGTGGGAAACAACAAATCAAAAAACAAACGGTGACGACTGTAACCACACCAATGGTTACAACCACCACTACAACTCCAGTCACCACAACTGTTTATGCTGACGGAACCACAGCAACTACTGAAGGAACACCAACTTATACTTATGCATTATCTGAATCTGTTGCAGTATCTGATTCTTATAATTATTACTTTGGACGCATTGACCAGTTAGAGGTTCTTGACGGAATTAATGATGGTATTAATGGACTTCTTAATCACGAACCAACAGCAGGTAATCAGAGATTAAGAGTATTTGAGAATAACAGATTCATTCAGTCCTATAATGCTGATGGATATAGTGCAGATTCCAAGATCTTTGGTGGTGGATTTGAGTTTGATGCAACCAAAGGCTGGACAGTTGGATTCCAGTATAATAGAGTTAACATAAACCTCAATGGTGTTGACTCAAGGACACAACAAACCAAAGATCACTTCGGGGTATTCAGTGAAATTAGAGGTAATACACTCACTCTGAATACGAATGCTGCGATTGCAAATAGTAACTACAAGTACAATAGAACTGTAGAAGGTGTCTTTAATAATGCAGGTGAAACAACTGGAAATGAGTGGTGGGTAAGTAATCGTCTTTACTTGCATCTTGCAAAATGGTTACATCCATTCATTGGATATACAGTTCAGAATGTAAAGAGAAATGCTTACACCGAAACTGGTTCTATTCAATCTGCAAGATCAGTTGAGTCATTTAATCAAACTACACATGTTGGTGAGGCAGGAGTTAAGTTAGAAACTCGTTTTGGTGGTAAGAAGAAAGACCTCTTTGGTGTGAGTTTAGAGGGTGCTTATGGTACTGATAGTTCTTATGGTGTAAGTGCTTCTGTGGATTATAAAGAAATGTTATTTGTTGAAGGTTCTCATGGCGTAAACAATGGAGTGACTAACAACTCTATTGCAGGAAAAGTCAAGTTTAGGTTCTAAAAACCTAAATAGCATGGACATCAATCACACGGACTGATGGAAAACAAAAGGGAAAAAGCTATGGGACAAGTGATTCGTATTGCAATT